TTTCGCAGAGAGATTCATTACCCCATAAAGGATAAACTTCAATACTTCTATCAAATGTAACAATTTGTGGTAATCCATCAATATCAGTACTTGATTTGAAATTGTAAAATCTTTCGAAATCAGATTCACCGTATCCCTTTTTAAGAAAATCATATGGTCTAAGTGAAAAACATCCGATGTCAGATAAATCAATGTCAACATGAATTGTCTGTACACCAATTGGGACACCCCAAATCATAAAGTCACCCGATGAGTTGGTTTTTACTGTATATTTATAATAACTTTCAAAAACCTCAAGAACTTCTTCTCTAGTTAAGATATCCTGTTGATCTGGAAACGTTCCTGTTGGAACTTGCCCAGAATGTTGTTGCCTTGATGGTAGTAAGTTATAACGATAACCATTTTCATCGACATCATTTATCTCTTGATAGGGATATAATTTTGAAATGACAGGATCGTCTGCATCTAACTCATGTTGAGGAATAAATATAGAAATTCTTGCATTTGGGATCCCATATCCACTATTTGCTGATACACGGCCCACAACTACTCCATACTCCGAGCAATTACCCGAAGCAAAAACATCTTTTTGTGAAAATTTCAATGAAAGAATTTCCATGATGTCGAAATTCTGATTAATCTCGACATTAACTCGTTGATCTCTTCCAATGTTTGTGTTTATTCTGTGTTTTTGTATCATATTATATAAATAGAAACATCCCAGTTTTCTATAAGATACATAAAAAACAAATTAATATGTAGTGGAAGAGAGATTTTTCGTTCTAACTTTTATATCTGCGTTAGGAAATCGTATTTGAAAAATCTGATTGGACTTCATATAAATGGTACTTTCCGATTGTTGTATTTCTTTAGTAACGGAGTCAGAATATGGTTGTGCAACCTCTGATGATGAATAATTTCCACCTATTTTATTGAAAACCCGGATTTCTACCACGTTAACCACACCACCAACATTACCTACCTCCTTCAACAAATTACCAACCAATAATGGATCACCCATTTTTCTTTTTGTAATATCAAAAAAGTCTATAATTTGAGATATTACATTTTCAACTATATCTGTTGAATTTTCATTCTTATTAACAACTAAATCGACCTCTAATGCCATATCAATTACTTCACCACTTCGAATATCTAAATAATCATTTAACATTCTGTAATTCGCTAGATAATTAATAACATTAGTTTTTAATGTATTTGAAACAGTCTCAATTAAATTCCCTTGTTCGTCATATGACAATAATTTTATTCGAACCTTATTGTCTTCCTCCATTACACTCACTTTCGCTGGGGCTCCGTATGTTGATGGCATATTTTCTATCAATGATTTATAATCATTCAATGTTACCGCTCTATTTTGTGCAGCAAAATTGTATGCAATCATATTTCTCATCTCTTCGATGGTTGGTATATCAGCGCCGCCAATCGCTGGTGTGACATTTGTTACTCTCATCGATTGGGATGTTTGGTTGTTTATAGACGAATTGGGGCCGTTTACTGTGAAATCATAGGATTCCATGGTTGTGATGACGTTAACCCCTATATTGGTGTCTTTACCCCCTCCAATACGATATTTCACGAACAATGTGGTGTTTGGTTTTGGGATTTCACCTAAAGAGGTGTTATTTAAGAAAGTTGCTAGGTTAACTTGCATAGACCCACTCATATAATCATCTAAATTATCCATTGGATCTACATTTCCAGACCCGAAAGTTAACGAATAATACCCTTCTGGTGTGTATTCACTATAAAACTTCTTAGTCACTTGAGTATAATTTCCAGCCCTATAATTCTCACTATCGGATGCTGATGTAGGATCTTCAATAAAAACCGAATCTTCAATCAATGATTTGACTTCATACCATTTATTTGTTGATGATATAAATTCGTCGTCAGTTGGATTGGCATTATACCCCGTTCCATTCTTATGAATTACTGATGTAACACCTAAGACATTTCTTTCTGGAAGATATAGTTTTAAAAATGGTTTCTGATCGGCAGTCGTGATGACTTTTCGATATATACGAGAAATCCCATTGACAACTGGTGCTCTTTTGGTAATCGTGTATGAAATAAGTTTATTGTTACTGTTAAAATTTGGAACTTTCGTCCTATTTGATGTGCCACTACTATCAAATGGGCTGGAGAAATCAATATCCTCAAGGGTTTCAAAAACTTGACCCCCACCCGATACTTGAGCACCTGCCTTTAATATCCCTTCATACCTTTCGTCTTCTTTATCTTTGTAAACAGGTACATTGATGCTAAAATCACATAATCCAACTGATGGTCTTGCTCCTGGTAATTTAATCCCATATGTTTTTGCAATGTGGAAGAGGGAATTTCTTTCCTGTGCAAAATCTAACATTGTTTCTTGCCATACCCTATCAATATGGAAGTGTAAGTTATCTGACACCGCAGCGTTTAAATCCAATAACACGGAATAAATCGACGCATCATTGAAGTTAGAAACTAAATCGGGATAGTATTCTTTTGTCAACTTAACCAATTCATCCCTTAAACCGGCAAAATCCCTTACTCCGTATGATATCTGTTTTGGCATATTAAATGTTTAATATTATAAAATCTGATGATGAAAACGCACCATTATTAACTGTATAGTCTATTCGTACTTTGGCAGTATATGGTTTTGACGATCCATCGGAAACCCTAAATAATCTTGTATCCACTTCTTCTTGAGGTGACATTGGTTCATCTGGATCATCTTCTGCACTAACCACAGTTATTGAGTTAATATCCAAGTTTGGAATATATTTCCTCACACCTTCACGAATCTCATCTTCTATTTGGTTATACGATACGGAATCATTTTGCTCAAAAATAAATTCATATAATCGAGTACCAAAATCGGGTAAAAAGTAACGACTACCTTTGCGAGTTAGTAACAAATGAATTAAATTTGCCCTAACTTCCCTCTCAGGTGTTGTTGTCATCGAAACGTAATCCCCGACGGTGCTGTTTCTAAATGGAAAATCTATACCGTATGTGCTCATATCTCATAAATATTAAGAAATAAAAAAAGCGTGACAAATTAATTATCACGCTTTTTAAGAATACACACAATTAGATTTATATCTGATTATGGTTTTTTAGCCAATTTTCTAAATAGGAAAGATCGTTACTAACAAATCCGTCATGACAATCTGCTTGAAAATCTCTGACGAGTCGTGCTAAATCAAATAATGTTAAAAAATAACCATCAACAAACTTCTCACCCTCGGGCTCCCCATTGGGATTCGTCAACTTAGTTGTTTGTACTATCATAGTTTTAAAATGTTTTTGATGTTAGGCGATTCTCTGCAAGCGGAAGGTGGTCTTCTTTAACCAAATAAAGTCTCCCCTTTTCGGGAAAATAAGACTCAAGTAATTCCGCTAATTTCAAATTGGTGTACGTAGAAGCAAGTTTATCTTTTCCTAAAAGAATGTGTACTGCTTCAGACCTGTGCATTTCGTAAAATTGCTCTTTCATAGATTTTTTTGTTTTACTATTAGTTTATATCTTTGGTGGAAATCCGAGTCAATTAATTCCTCCAAATATTCGACGACTTGTTTTTGTTCGTCTCTAACATCTTCATCAGTATACGTCCCGTCGTCTTCAGACGTGTATTGAACCTCAATTTTTAATAATCTTCTCATATTATCCACATTTAGAATTTCCACATGACTTACATGTCAAACATCCCTCAACAAAGTGAAGATGTTCACTCCCACATTCTGGGCACGTACCTGTACCTTTCTCACCATCTTTAATGTATCTCTTAACTATACGTCCGATACCATTTTTCCATGTATTGATATGATCATCTTTGAACGTCATTGAATCAATCAAGTTATAGACATATACCAAAGGCATTTTGTGCCTGAGTACACCTGAAATAAACTTAGCATAATTCCAAAACTCTGGGTTAAATGCATGGTTAAGCCCGGTGTGTACGTGTTTTTCGCCTTGATTATCTACGTATTCGATATCATATCTCTTAACCCTCTTACCATCGATCTCCACAATATTTTTTACAACCTCACATTCTTTCAGACTCATTGGGAGTTGGCTTAACCCATTTTCAAATTTTCCTGTGAAAATCTCATATGGTTGACCATCTCTCATTCCAACAACACCGATCCATTTTTCCAAATTATTTTGGAAATGGTGAATATCGGCTTTTAATCTTTTAGGTCTTTTTGGAATATGAATTTCCTTGGGTTCCTCTTTTTTCTTTTCTTCGATACCAACAAGTACACCACTCCTGGATCCGTCACGATAGACAGTTATTCCTTTACATCCAGATCTCCAACCTGTTTCATACACCTTAGATACGGTTTCTTCAGTTGTATCTTTCGGTAAATTAACAGTAACAGAAATAGAATGATCTACATGTTTCTGTATCCTACCTTGCATTTCCACTTTCTTAACCCAATCAACATCAGCGGAGGTTGCTTTAAAATAAGGTGATTTCTCGATGATTTTTGTAAGTTCATCAGCTTTCAATTCCTTCACTTCGTCAATATCATATCCCTTGATTTCCAACCATTTTTCAAATTTATGATGAAAAACTGGGTATTCTTGCCATGATATTCCTTCTTCGTCAACAAAGTCTATCCGGGCATCTTTTTCCTGTGGGTTAATTTTCCTACGTCTCATATAAAAGGTGAGAAACGCTGGTTCGATTCCCGATGTGGTCTGGGTCATTATACTTGATGTTCCTGTCGGAGCAATGGTTAATAATGCAATGTTTCTACGACCATGTACTACCATATCTTGGTATAAATTAGGATCTTCATCCTTAATACGGAGAATAAAGGGGTTATTCGCCTCATTTTTTACGTCAAATATCGGGAAAGCCCCTCTCTCACGAGCCATCGTAACGCTTGAACGATATGCATTTAATTTTAACATCTTATGAACTTTCTCACTAAAATCGGTAGCCTTGTCAGTTCCGTATGTTAGACCCAATGATGCTAACATATCACCTTCACCAGTGACCCCCAGACCCGTTCTACGACCTCTATTCGTTTTATCCTTAATCCTCTCCCATAATTCATGTTCAACTCGTTTTAAGGAGTAATCTTCGGGGTCAGCAAGAATTTTAGCGATGATAGCATCAATTTTCTCAAGTTCTAAATCAATAATATCATCCATATATCGTTGTGCAATCTGAACATCACGTTCAAATGCTGTCCAATCGAAGTATGCGTCAACGGCGCACTCATCATCTTTTAAAAATGCGTTTCTCACATAACCAAACAAATTGATTGCAACTAATCGACAACTATCGTCGGCACATAATGGGATCTCACCACATGGATTGGTACTGATAGTCTTATATCCTTGATCAGCATAACAATCAGCAACACTCTCTTCAATAATAGTGTCCCAGAAAAGAATTCCGGGTTCGGCTGATTTCCATGCATTATGAATGATTTTTTTCCATAATTTCTGAGCATCTATTTCCTGAACGAAAGTTGGTGTTTCACTATCTATGGGAAATTGTTGAATATACTTTTCTCCCTCCATAGCAGACCTCATAAATTCATGATCCAATTTAACGGAAATATTCGCCCCTGTCACAGTTCCAGCGGTCAATTTAGCATCAATGAATTTTTCAGAGTCAGGATGTTTAATTGAAATACTCTCCATAAGAGCTCCTCTACGTCCATCCTGAGCGACTTCCTTTGTACTTCGAGAAAATCTCTCCATAAAAGGGACAACACCTGTACTAGTAATTGCACTATTTTTTACAGGACTCCCAGCTGGGCGAACAAAAGACAAGTCAGTTCCGACACCGCCTCGTCTTTTTTCCAATTGTACCAACTCTTGGTCAAGTTTCATTATCCCTCCATAGCTATCGCTATTACCTTCGTTTCCGATTACAAAACAGTTGGATAATGATACCACCTGAAATGTATTCCCGATTCCTGACATCGGGGAGCCCTGTGGAATAATTCTTTTAAAATCTTTTAATGTCTCAAAAATTTCGGTTTCACTTAATGGATTTGGGTATTTGGATTCAATTCTTGCTAGTTCACTGGCAATTCTCCGATGCATATCATCGGGTGTTAATTCGTAATAGTTTTTATCGTCTTTCAGACAATATTTCCGTGTCCACACATCTGCGGCGAGTTCATCACCATTGAAATAATCTAACGTCGCTTTTAATACCTCATCTTTAGTGTAAGTTTTTTGTAATGTTTCCAACATTGTTTAACAAAATTATTTATTCATTATTATTCTTCAATGGTGGACGTTACCATTTTTCGTGCCTTGTATACCTCGGCCGCCCGTTGTTGTGGGGTCATTGGAGTATCCTTTACAACCTCATTTACAATCTCATTTACAGCCTCTTCCTCTGGTTCAATTGTTGGTTCAGCTGGAGGTGTTAGATCCTCATTTCGTTCCTTCACCGCTCGTTCAACTTCTCTTTTTCTTTCAACAAATGCTTGGTACACATCGATTCTATGTTGTTCTAGTTGTTCCGCTCTCTCAGTTTTATGACCAAGGAGGGTGTTTTGTGTGTCAGTATCGATTTGAAGCATTTCATTATTAAATAGACAGTTTTGGAAAACAATTCCGTCTTTACCGATACGTGATTTGAGTAATGTAACGGTTGCTAGATTATTCTCTTTTTGTTCGAGAGTTTTCCCTATTGATATTACAACATGACCAATTTGGGCTTTCTTTATAGAACCACCCATTTGGTTCGTGGTAACGACTTCTGTTACAATACTATCACGATTACCCTGAGTAGCCGTCCATATTGCGATGTTAAATTCATCAGTCATACCCTCTAAACTTCTCATTATTGCCCCCTCACCTTTCCATTCGTCACCTGTCATAGTTGCTTCACCAGAGATACAGTCAACATAGTCAATAACCAGCACGTCTATTTTATGACCTTCGGATGAAAGTTTCCGGATCTTATTTTTTATTTCACTAATTGACAAATCGCCAGATGGATATTTGGCAAGTTTAAGAAAGTTTTTATTTTTACCTGTTTTTTCCTCAACAAATTCGCTAATAAATTTTTTCTGTTTGGGTTGATCGTCGGGTGATACTCCTGTCCATATTGTGTAATGTTTTCTACGAATATCGTTCATATTATCTTCAAAAAAGATATGTAACACATTCGCCC